GCGAGCTCTGCCAAAGCCATCCAGGCGGTTGACGATGAAGGCGATGTACAACCACGCCCAAACCCTTAGTGAAGGTGGCAGTTGTCCTCCTCAAGTTGAGCAGGGGATCGAGGACTATGCCGCATTCCTCTTCACCAAAGGGAAACTGAGTAAACGTATCGGAAAATACATACCTCACAGCAAGAACGCTGTCCGAGGAGGTACCGGAAGCAAGGGCGGATATGATGGATATCTCCATGATCTCATCGAGGAGGAGTTTGGACAGCTTGCCGTGTTGGAACACGGCCTTCCGTCCATCTTCGTCCTCGAAGCATGGTTTGATGATCTTCGAGACATCGTCCCTCGCAATCCGGCAACAGATCACCTCTTCGGGCGGGCTTACTCTGCGCTCAGTCGTCTGAGCTCTGGGCCGTATCGTGCGGGCTGCACGCCGGGCCAGTTGGAGGAGGAGTACGCTGACTTCTTGCAGGCAATTGGGTGCCTGCTTTCCATCAAGGAGTTCACCTCTTCCAACCCCACTCGTGGGGATGCTCATTCTCAGGCCTTTGGAGTGATCCATAAGGCGACTGTAATCGCAGAGCAAGGCTGTAAGGCACGTATCATAACTGTCCCTCCTGGTGGTTTGTTCACGCTCGGAGATCTTGTTAGGCAGAAGGTTTGGCCCGCTGTTATGAAGGGTGACAAGCGGGTAAGACCTTTCATCGAATCGGTTAACGATGAGATGTTGGTCACGGACTTGAATGCTAACAAGATCATGCTGGGTAAAGGTGAGGCCTTCCTTTCGGCTGACCTCACTAAGGCGACAGACGGTTTCTTTCATAATGCTGTGCGTGCCGTGCTCCGCGGTATGGCACGTGCCGGCCTTGGTGAGGGCTGGCACGATCTGGCGGCTGAATGCCTTGGCGTAGGCCACAGACAGCATTACGTTAGTTATCGTCTTGTCGACTTCCCAGTAGACAAGCACCAGGAGATACTTGGTTCCTACCGAACCGTTGTCACCGGGAAGGAGGTCACCGTGTTTGTCCCTGTTCGCAGGGGCATTCTTATGGGTACTCCTCTTTCCTTCACCGTTCTTTCGGTGATCAACGGTTGGGCTTGCACGCCGCTTGGACTGAAGACCCGCATTTGCGGGGATGACGTAGTCTCTGCGTGCCTGCCACCAAGTATCACTGCCTACAGCCGTAGGGTTGAGGCAGTGGGTTCTGGATTGCATCAAGGGAAGACCTTCTACGGGACCAAGGGCTTCACATTTTGTGAGGTCTTTGGATTGGGATCTGGCCCCGTCAGGTTCTTTAACCCGTATCCTTTGAAGCAATTCCAGAGAGATGGTTATGGGGTTATGGATCCCGGCAAAGCAGCGAAGTACGACGTCGTGCAGTGGTCGTCTCTTCGCCGAGTTTGCCGGGTCCTTCTCAAGGGTGTTCGCGCCAAGGCACGCAGGCTTGGGAGACCTCCAGAGCTTACTGCTGCTCTGGGAGGACTGGGTCATCCTTCTAAGGGGATGCGCAGTCTCCCTAAGCCTGTGCGGGCTTCCTTGAGAACGCTGGTAGAGGATCCCAGCGTTAACCCTTTCCGATATGTCACACGTGTAGATGTTTTCTTCGCTCCTGATGATGCTAAGCGATTCAGGGTGTTCAGAGACGTCATCGATCAAGCTACCTGCACCGACCTGGGTTGGGCAGATGAGCCTATCGAAGGATCCGTCTTTGTACCGCTCAGACAACTCAATACGTACGTTTCGATACGTGCGCATAAGCTGTACTGGTTGTCTGGAGGAAGATATCGTACGTGTGAACCAAAGGCCATGAAACCAGGTAAGCTGAAGCTCCCGCTTCCTGGACCGGAAATCTATGGGAATAAGACTCCGGTGCAAGATGTCGTTGAGGCGGTTCTCCGTCTCAAGGACACGCGGGGGCGTTGGCTCACCATCGAAGATGCGCAGAGGATACGGGGGGAAGTACCCCTCCACGCGACGAACTCCAGTTCTGGAG